AGACGCGCCATAGAGATGCGAAAAACCCCGTTTCTATGGCGCGTTCTATGGCGCGCTATGGCGCAGTGGGGGTGCGCCATAGAAGGGGGGCGCCATAGAATAAATCCTATGGCGCACCCCCCTTCTAGGGCGACACCACCCCCGAAAGCCTATGGCGCGGTAGGACAGCAAGACTGACCGAAATGGACCTCTTCGACCACGCCGACAAAAAAGCCCGCAAGGACGCCCTCGCCACCCTCGACGCATGGCTCGCCGCCACCGACCCACAAACCGGCTACCTCCGGCCAGGCGACCCAGGCTACTGGCCCCCACCAGTCCGCATCGCCGAAGCGCTGCCACCACACCACATCACGAAGCGCAGACACCATGGCCGCAAAACGCAAGCAACACCCAAACACGACGCTAGAACCCAGTCTCGGTAAGCCATCCAAATGGCGGCTACAGCACGGCGAATTTGCCGACCCCGTGCGCATACCAGACCCCGAGACAAGCACCCCTGTCGCCCTCCGCCGCGCGCTGACCCTGTTGGACCGAATGGTCAAAGCCGGGACCATCTCGCCCGTCATGCGGCAGGCTGGCGACGACTTCCACCGCTTGTTCCGCCTCGCCGCCCTCGACCCGCTGCGCCCAGCTCCCCTGCTCCGCATGCCCAAGGGCACCGGCGACACCATGACCGAGCGAGTGGAGGCCGCACGTCGCCGGGTCGCCGCCGCCATGGCCGCCCTCGGGGGCCAAAACAGCCCTGCCGGATCGTGCATCTGGCACGTGATCGGCTGCGAGACGTCAATCCGAGAGTGGGCGACACGCTACACCTGGAACGGCCGCCGCATGGGGCACAGCCAAGCCCAGGGCGTCCTGGTGTCGGCGCTGGGCGTGCTCGCAGCGCACTACGGCCTGGTTCCAAGGCCGAAGAAAAAGGCTTGACTTGGAATCCAACCGCCGCATTATCCTGCCACAGTGCCGCAGTGTCGGCGCGGCGCGGGTCCTTCCTGAGCCGGCCGTCTGCGGGGAGCGGAAGCGCCCCACCTCGCTAGCGGCAGGCCTGATTTTCCTGTTGCCAGTTTGCCACACCCCGCCGCGCCCTTAGGAAGGGCGTAGGCGGCGTTTTGGCCTAGGGGCGGTAGAAGTAGGCGGCAGCACCGCAAAGCCGTTTGGCGGCCTTCCTGGCGGCTTCTGGCGTGGCGTTGTGGCGTGACCCGGAGGTCTGATTAGACAACATGTCGCGGATGGTCAGTGACGGAGCTGGGTTGTCCGGCCCTGTCTCGGTGTCCGTTTTTGCCCGCGCCGTGGGTGTCACGCGCCAGGCTGTGTATGCCGCCATCCGGTCGGGGCGCATTACGCAGCGCGAGGACGGGCGAATCGACTTTGAGCAGGGGGTGCGCGATTGGCACCAGAACCGGCGCGGTCCGAGCCCCCGTGGTGCAGCCATGACGGCTCCTACCGATGTCTTGGCGGAGACGTCTGGTGATCTGCCGGTGTCGCGGCTGCAACAGGTTGAGCTCGCCCTCAAGGTTGAGGAGCGCAAGGTTCGGCTTGAAGCGGCAAAGGGAAAGCTGATTGACCGCGCGAAGGCAAGGTTGCTGGTCCGTAGGCTTGCCCAGGAGGAACGCGACGCCATTCTGAACTGGCCGGCGCGAGTTGCGTCTGTGCTGGCATCTGAGCTGGAGGTTGACGCGCATCGGCTGCAACTGCTGTTGGACAAGCATTTGCGCGCGCACTTGGCGGCCCGTGCGGAATCGGACGTGGAGCTGTGAGCGTCGGGGAGGACTTCGCCGGGGCTAAGGCGATTATTGCGGCGTGGCGCGATGGCATCCGGCCGGAGCCGCTTTACACCGTCTCGGAATGGGCCGACCGGCATCGCATCCTTGGCAGTCGCGGCTCGGCCGAGCCAGGGCCCTGGCGGACGTCGCGCACGCCCTATCTGCGCGAGATCATGGACGCGCTGTCGCCGTCCCATCCGGCGCGGCGCGTGGTGTTCATGAAGGGCGCGCAGGTCGGCGGCACGGAATGCGGCAACAACTGGATCGGCTATGTCATTCACCACGCGCCGGGGCCGATGCTTGCGGTGCAGCCGACGACGGAACTGGCCAAGCGGTTCTCCGATCAGCGCATCGACCCGCTGGTGGAGGACACGCCAGCGATCCGCGAACGGGTGGCGCCGGCGCGCAGCAGGGATTCGGGCAACCGCCAGCTCTCGAAGGAGTTCCCCGGCGGCCAGCTGGTGATGACGGGCGCGAATAGCGCCGTCGGGTTGCGCTCCATGTCGGCGCGGTTCCTGTTCCTCGACGAAATCGACGCCTACCCCGGCGACGTCGAGGGCGAGGGTGATCCGATCGCGCTGGCCGAGGCGCGGGCGCGGACCTTTGGCTGGCGGCGCAAGGTGTTCCTCGTCAGCACGCCGACGATTGCTGGCCTGTCGCGGATCGAGCGGGAGTATCTGGCGACCGATCAGCGGCGCTACTTCGTCCCCTGCCCGCATTGCGGCCACTACCAGCACCTCCGCTTTGAGAGGCTGGTCTGGGACAAGGGCCAGCCCGAGACGGCGCGCTATCTCTGCGAGGCCTGCGACGCCCCGATCGGCGAGCAGCACAAGGCGGCGATGCTGGCCGCGGGCGAGTGGCGGCCAACGGCCACGGCCACGGACCCGCACGCGATCGGCTTTCACATCTCCGCGCTCTACTCGCCGCCGGGCTGGATGCCCTGGTCCGAGATCGCGCGGCTCTGGATCGCCGCGCAGGGCGATGACCGGGCGATCAAGACGTTCAAGAACACCGTCCTCGGCGAGACCTGGCAGGAGAGTGGCGAGGCGCCGGATTGGCAGCGGCTCTATGATCGCCGGGAGCATTGGGAGCCCGGCACGGTGCCGATGGGCGGGCTGCTGCTGACGGCGGGCGTGGACGTGCAGCGCGACCGCCTTGAGGCTTCGATCTGGGCTTGGGGGCAGGATCGGCAGTCCTGGCTGATCGAGCATCGTGTGATCGCCGGCAACCCCTTCGAGACGGCGGTGTGGGAGGAGTTGCGGCTGCTGCTTGACGACACTTGGCAGCACGCCAGCGGGCACCGCCTGCCCATCGCCATGGCGGCGATCGACAGCGGCGACGGCATGACGACGGCGGAGGTCTATGCCTTCGTGCGGCGCATGGGATCGAGCCGTGCCATTGCCGTGAAGGGCCAGGATGGGTTGCGTGCTGCCATCGGCCAGCCGGCGGCGACGGAGGTCAGGCGCAACGGGCGCAAGCTCGGCGGGCTCAAGGTGTGGCCGGTGGGATCATCCTTCCTCAAGGGCGAGACCTATGGGTGGCTGAAGCTGGATCGGCCGACCGAGGAAAGCGGCGATCCGTTTCCGGCGGGCTATGTCCATCTGCCGGTCCATGCGGCGGGTGAGGAGTTCTGCCGACAGCTCACGGCGGAGCAGTTGGTGGCGCGGGTGGGCCGCAATGGCTTCCGACGGCTGGAATGGGTGAAGACCCGCGAGAGGAATGAGGCGTTGGACTGCCGCGTCTATGCGCGCGCGGCGGCGGCGCTGCTTGGTGTGGACCGCTGGTCTGCCGCGCGTTGGCAGGATTTGGCCGCGGCGATGGCCGCCCCAAGCGCGTTGGTGGCGCCGCACTCGTCGGCGGGCGGCGATCTTGACGCCGAGATGGGGGACGCGGCTGAGGCATCAAAGAGCGAGACCATGTCTCATGGGCCGCCGCCAGCGGTGCGGCCGCGGACGTGGGGCGTTGGGCTCGGCGCAGCGTGGTGAGGAGGGGGGCATGGCATTTCCTGACACGCTGACATGGGCTCAGGCGCAAGCGTCTGGCACTGCCGCACGCACGCTATACGATGCCTATGCGACGGGCACGACGCGGGTGACCGTGGACGGGCGGACGGTGGAATACCGCTCGCTGGCGGACATTGAGCGTGCGCTTGTGGCGCTGCATGCGGCAAGCCTTCCTGCGACGTCGCGCCAGCCGCGCATGACGATTGCGTGTGTTGGCGCGCGCGACGGGGGCTGGTGAGCATGCCGTTTGTCTCGACTGCCGCTCGGATGCTGCTCGGGGGTGTCCCCGTTCGAGCAGCGCGTGCCGGGCGCGGATTTTCGCAACGGCGTGCTGCCGCCGCGCGCGGCTTGGTCGGCGTGTTCGCATGACCATCGCAGCCCGCCTCCGCAA